GCTCGAGCAGGATTATCTTGATTTCTGGGAAATATAATGAATCTATCATGAAAGTCGCCTACCTTAGATTTATCAGCATTAAGAAATATTAAATCCAGCCAACCTTTTTCAATAATGGCTTGTTCAAGCTCACTTTTGTATGTTGTTTTAACATTATGTTCTTTTGAGGTTTTTAACCCTGTCAGTGCTTTAATTGGGGTATTTGCATAAGGGCTAAAAAATATAGTCTCTAATAAATCTTTAGAGCTTAAATAAGGGTCCCACAAATAAATCTCATTTGTACCGTATCGTTTAATTAACTCTCGAATAAATGCTAACGCTTCTTCACGCATATTTTGTTTGAACTGTCGAAGCTTTAAAGAGTCATGCAATTCTTGTTTCTCAAATTTAATTAATCTATTCGCCACCCAATCACGATAATCCTTAGATGCTCTATCTATCTGACTTTGCGAAGCATGAACATAGATATTGATTCTTTGCTCTTGACCATTCGGCAACTTAAAAATCCTTTGATTTGTTTCTTGCACATCAATAGACAAATTCATACTTTCCATATATGGATGAATTATTCCGCCAGAACAAATAATTTGTTTATCTTCATCCCAAATAGTGTAGTACCCGGACCCATTAATTTGCTTAAACGGAATTAGATTTTCTCCTAAAGCAAGGGGCAATTTCTGAAAATCAATAATACTTCCGTTATTTTCTCTCCAAAAAATGCCTGTTAAATTCAAAGGCTCTATGGAAGGATTGATAGATAAATTGGAAATTAACTGGTGACTTTCCTTATCCCTTCTCTTGATTTGGAAAGCAACTGATGAACAAGGAATCTGAATAATAAAATTGCCCAATCTATCCGAATGGCTGCCTATCTTAATAGGTAAATATGTTTGTAACTCTTCAGACAGCTCCATAAGTGCTAAATGGTTTTCCATTAGCACTTGAACATATTCTTTGGTTTCATCAAACCATTCAAATAGATGAGAACCACCAAAAAAGTTATTCTTTAATAAACCCAAAAATTCGTTTTTGCCTTCTTCTAATGCTGGAACATAAACCTTTGGAATGCTTCTTAACTTTCCACAAGAAAGTGGTTTTTGCTGGTTATTTTTCCATTGACTATTATCTAAATTACTTGCTCTATTAAGAAAATCATCAATGGAAAGAATGCTTTTAAAAATGCCAAATTTAAGAGATTTATCTTTTTTCAGTTGAATAAGACTAGGAGTAATCTTTTCCTCATTGATTAAATTAAGCTCTAGCTCTTGAGCTACAGCCAAAGTGAATATATTAAATGGAGGTTCTTTATCTTTTATACCAATAATTTCAAAGAGCTCAATACACTTAAACAATCCTATGGACGGTGTCGTTAATATTTCCTTCATATGAGAAAGACTCATTAGTTATCCTTAATTAAATATAATTGATATAACCTTTTAAAAAACATACTGTTAGTATACTAATCACTTGGATTTTTAAAATAATTTCCGCTATTTATTTGTTCCCTAGAATAACTCTCATAAGTATATCCACTAGATTATTCACTCTCCCAAAACACTTTCCAAAACGGCACAATCTTAATCACTTTGCCATCAACAATCATTTTATCTTCCTGATCAAAAGTAACGATAACGCCTTGCTCCAATTTAAAGAAATTCATTACATCAACTAAACCGTCCCGTTCTCGGGCGATATTTTCAGCACTTAGTTGCCAGCAGACTTGGATAAGCTGTGTTGGGGTGCTGTTTTGGCAGACCACAAAATCGCATTCTTTGTTGTTTTCATTGTAGTAATACAGCTCTGAAAATTGTCGTCTAAGTTCCCAAAATACGGCATTTTCCAGTTTTCTGCCGAGATCTTGGCTGAAAGATGGGCTAATTACACGCTGTAAACCATTGTCGATAAAATAGACTTTTCGTGGGTTAGCGAGCTGGGTTTTGTAAGAATAGGCAAATTTTGGCAGCAAATGAACCACATAGGCTTGCTCTAAATGCGAAAGATATTCCTGTACGGTAGAAGTGCTTTTTACTTCAAGGCTTTGTTTTAGTTTGTTTGCACTGATTAAATTACCTACGTTACCTGCCAAGAAAAGCAACAGACGCTTCATCGCACGTTCATCACGAATGCCGAAACGGACGATAATATCGCGGTATAAAATATCATTAATCAAGGCGTTTAAAATCTCGTTTTCCTTGAATTGCAGATATTGCGGAAAACCGCCGAGCGTCAAATAATCTGAGACTGCCTCAGCATTTTTTGCCTTACCGAGAAATTCGCAAAATTCCACAAAACAGAAAGGGAAAAGCTCTTTGCTGATGTGCCGCCCTGTCAGTTTTGTGCCGAGTTCACGGCTGAGTAAAGAGGCATTAGACCCCGTTACTATCACTTGATATCCCTGATCAAGTTTGCCACGCACATACACTTCCCAGCCTTCAATCACTTGGACTTCATCAAAATAGAGTGTTTGAATCTGTGGGTTTTCTGCAATGATTTCATCGAGTAAGGCAAAATCGCTAAACTCAAAATTAAAAAGTTGCGGCGTATCGAAGTTGAGGAAGAGATAATCATTTTCTGCTTGTTTCCCAATAAGTTGGGTGAGCAATGTGCTTTTCCCACTACGACGAATACCCGATACCACCAAGGCAAAATTAGGCAAAATTTTGATTTTCTCCAGCATTTTGCGAGGGTAGGTCTGTTGCGATGATAACTGCTGTTGCTGGCTTGTAATAGCTTGGGTAATTTCTGATTTTAACAACATAAACTCACTCCTTATCAATCTATTCGTTACTAACGAACAAAAGCATTTGATACTAATGAAAGCTATTTTATGCTAAAAATAGAGAGAAAGGCAAAGTGTTTGTTGCTATCGAACAATAGTGTTTGATAATAATGAATGATTTTGTTTTTTCAATTCTTTTGAGTTTTTCCCTTTTTTAAATGAGAAAATGCCATATCACTACAGTTTTTCTGAGGAAAGTTGTAACTATTACAAATGTCACAATACAGTTTTCTGATTTTGCGATTAAACCGCAATGATATGTTGCCTATAATGTGATATAGCAATTTTTGATAATAAGGTGGAATTAAAGTATAAACACAATGCGAAGTTGTTAGAACTGCTGAATCCGAGTTATAAATCAGACTAAAAAATGCCGTCGAAAAATTTTTTTAGACGGCATCAATTTAATTTTAATTACTAAGATGTTTTTTTATTTCAGCTTCTATTTCCAAAACGGATTTTTCAATAGTTTCTATTTTTGAGTCAAATTGGTTTTGTTGAAATTTTCTCGCTTCTAATAAATTATTAGCTAACTTATCAACTTCATTCCAATAGTCGAATTTTAATAGCTCTGGTTCCCTAACTGTTTCAAGAAAATAACCAAAACCTTGCGATGTTTTTATAGGCTTGATATCATTTGCAATAACATAAAGCTTGTCATCATTTGTTGCTAACCAATGCTCTGAAATAGTATATCCATTAGGTAATTTTTCTTTTTGATCCGTACCAAAACCTATACATCGAATCCAATATGTATCCATTGCTGCATTCATAGCTGATGCTTGTATCGATTCCAAAGTATTTTTTTCTTTGCAAAAATTATTCTTAATTCGTTTTCTGCGATTACGTATTTCTTCTGGTAATTTATGAATTTCTTTTTCTTCTATATCCCAAAAGGCATATTTAGCAACTTCCATTTCAAATCCAGAAATCGCATCTAAATAGTAAGAAATACCATATAAGTATTTCTCAAATTTTTTAATACCTGGTACACCAAAATCTGATTTGTAAATTTGCTGGATAAGCAAGTAAGGTAGATAAAAAGGTCCTAATGCTTTCTTTTCATTTAAACTAAGGTTCGAAAAGATAAATTTTCCTTCATTTTCAATAATACTCTTATCTGTTGCTAATGGATCATCTTGATGCCCTCTCCAAAATTTTTCACAAAATAAATTATATGCTTTTCGAGCATTAGATACGTAACAGGTAGGCATTTCCTGTACACCTAATGCAGCCATAGCTACATTGGGACATTCATTAAGCAATCTGTACAACGGATATAAACCAACATCTTTTACATCATCTAATGTGGATTCCTCGGTTAAACGCTCCATACGTTGAATAGTACAGTTATCCAAACTTATTTGAATAGCTCTTTACAACAGTTCTTTAATTTGACATGGCAAATTAACAAATCAATATTATCGTTATTAAAGTTTGGTGTATATATTCTCACTTCATTACTAGACATATAATAGTTCCTGTATGTATTAGATACTTTAATTTTAAATAAAACCAATTATTTATTCAAAATACCACCTTCTTCAAAAAACTCAAACATATTCCCCTCAAATTCGTCCATCGTTATCACATATTTCGGGTAGTTGTCTTGGATTTTCAGCAAGCTGCGAAATTCCCGTTTCAGTGTTTTTCTTCGTTAATGGTCAGCGTGTCTTGTACATAAAGGTGTTTGCCGTTTTTTCTGCGATGAAGTCGATCTCTTGGCTGTTTAAACCGCCGATTTTGATATTGTGACCTGCGATTTATAGATAATTGAAAATCGTGTTTTCAAGCAATTTGCCAAGGTCTTACACTCGGTGGTTGATTAAGGTGTTGCGTAAGCCTAAATCTTCAAAATGGTATTTTCACTCGATTCAAAAACTTGTTTGCATTCAATATCATTATGACATTTTATGGATTAAAAAGGCGTTGGCAAGGTATTCTGTATAGTTCTGCATCTGTGTGGTGGAGGCGGAAATCTTCTGCGATTTTAAGACATCCGAAAATTTTTTAGCGGAAAGATGATTACCAATATTACTTGCCAAAAATTGCACATTTCGCAAGGCATAGTGGTTCACAATTACAAATACGATTCCTTGAGCGGAGAATATCAAAGGAATGTCCGCAATACCATCTGTAAATCTAATACCTCTGGAACGGCGACCACGCCACAGCATTTTCAGTGGCTGGCAACTGCTTAAACACAAGGCGGTCTCTTAAATTTAGTGACAGACTGGTTTGGGTAATCTCAAAGGTATAAGACGCCTTTACCAGCAAAACTTTATACGATGAAGACCGCGCTGCCGTAGATACGCTTAACGACAAGATACTTCCGTTCTTTGAGAACCAAGGATCACCGATGTTATGCATTTTAACTGACCGTGGTAGTGAGAATCACGATGATGAGCTTTATTGATGATGTATCCAAAGAGTGAAAAAGATAATATGAATGCCGCAGAAAAAGCGATTTTAAAATCAATCGTTGATCAATTAAAAGGAGATTAAAAATGGATAAAAATTATTTGATCGTTTAGTTAAAAGTGCTGAACAAATGGTTGCCATTGAAAAAGGTGAAATGCAAGCTGCTCCTCATACTGTAACCACATTCCGCATTCCTGATGTGAAAAAAATCCGCGCCAACACGCATTTAAAGCAAAATGAATTTGCGGATTTATTAGGCGTAAGTACTGCATTAGTGCAATCTTGGGAAACTTCTCGCCGTGTGCCGAATGGTCCGGCGTTAAAATTGCTGAACATCATTGAGCAACAACCACAAATTATTGATACGTTAAGAGCAATTTAATTATTATCAAAAAGCAAGCCTCGCTTGCTTTTTTGTTATCCTCAAATCCACATCGCAAACTGCTACCCTCTCCAGCTAAATTTTCTAACAATGACGCTATTCATTAAGCTGTAATGGAGTGTTTATGTCCGCAGAAAATAACCGCAGAATTGAAAACCTGATCCGCTATGGCGTGATTGCCGAAGTGGATTGTGCTAAACGACGTGCCAGAGCAAAATCAGGCAATATTTTAACGGATTGGTTGCCGTTTTTGACTTTTCGCGCCGGAACAACCAGAAGTTGGTCACCGGTGACGGTGGGTGAACAATGTTTGATTTTGGCGGAAGGTGGTGATTTAACGACGGCAACGTTGCTCGCCGGCGTCTATAGCTTGGCTTTTGATACGCCCAGCGTAAGCCCTGATGAACACGTGATCGTGTTCGCTGATGGTGCGAGTGTTGTTTACAACCAAAAAACACACGCTTTAACGGTGAGCGGTGTTGCCACCGCAAAAATCAGCGCAAGCACCAGTGTGACGCTGGAAACGCCGGTGGTGAAATGTACGCAGGATTTGGAAGTGGCGCAAAACGTGCTGATTGGCGGTAATTTATCAATGACAGGCAAAAGCGGCGGCGGTAATGCCTCGATTAAGGGAAATGTGGATATTCAAGGCGGTGTCACTAGCGGCAGCGATGTGGTCGCCGGCGGTATTTCGTTGCAGAAACATACGCATCCGGGGGATAGCGGCGGCACAACAGGGAAAGCGCAATGAATAGTGAAAACGGCGCAATGATCATTGACGAAGTTGAGCATATTCGCCAGTCAGTACGAGATATTGTTATTACTGCTATCGGCACCAGATTGCAGCGGCGAGATTACGGTAGTTATCTTTATCAGTTGATAGATAAGCCGGTTAATCAGACGTTGTTGTTGCAGCTGTCGGCGGTTTGTGTCAGTGCGCTGCGACGATGGGAGCCACGTATTGATATTGAGCGTTTTATGGTGAGGGTGGAGCAAAACAAAGTGGTGGCAGAGTTGTGGGCAGTGTTGAAAGGCACGCAACAGTCGCTGGTTGCATCATTGGTATTAAGAGAGGTTTAAATGTCGGAGTTAGTTGATTTATCAAAAATTCCGCAGCCGGATTTTATTGAGCCGTTAAATTTTGAAGCGATTTTTAATGCGAGAAAGGCGGCATTTTTGAATTTAATTGAAGATGAAGCACAAAAAGCGGTGTGGCAAACCAGATTGGCATTGGAAAGCGAGCCGGTGGTGATGTTATTGCAAGAAAACGCCTACCGTGAATTATTGCTTAGACAGCGTATTAACAACGGCGCGCTGTCGGTGTCGCTGGCACACGCCGCCGGTGCGGATCTGGATGCGGTTGCTGCCAATTACAATGTGGCTCGTCTGGTGGTGCAGCAGGCGGACAACAGTGTTGAGCCGCCGATTGCGGAAATTTTAGAAAGCGATGAAGCGTTGCGTTACCGGGTGCAATTGGCTTTTGACAGTATCAGCACTGCCGGTGCGAAGTCCGGCTATCGTTATCACGCCTTGAGTTGTGATGGGCGCGTGGCAGATGTGGATGTGTTCAGTCCGCAGCCTTGTTGTGTGACGGTGTCGGTGTTGTCGGTGGCAAATGACGGTCAAGCGGACAGCAGTTTGATTGAAAAGGTTAAACAGGCATTAAATGATGATAATGTGCGACCGGTTGCCGATCGGGTGACGGTGCAATCGGCACAAATACATCGTTATCAAGTGAGCGCAAAACTTTATTGTCGACGTGGCCCGGAACAGCAGCCGATTAAACAGTTGGCAGAAAAACGCTTGCTCGATTTTGTCGGACGAAAAGCCAGATTGGGCATTGATATTAATATTTCTGCATTACACGCCGTGTTGCACGTTGAAGGTGTGCAGCGTGTTGAAGTGTTGGCGCCAAGTGAAAATATCGTATTGGCGCACGACCAAGCCGGTTATTGCGAAGCGGTGCATTTAGAGGTAGTTGTTGATGAATAGCAAACAGACATTGTTGCCGCCGGGAGCAAGCCGTTTAGCGCGACAAGCTGCTGAAATATGTGCGGCTGCCGAGGCAGTTAATTTTGATTATAGCGATTTGTGGAATGCGGACAAATGCCCTGAAGCGTTGTTGCCTTTTTTGGCGTGGGCGTTATCGGTCGATTACTGGGAGGAAAGTTGGAGCGAAGCGCAAAAAAGAATGGCAATTAAAGCGGCGTTCGCCAGCCATAGGCAAAAAGGAACGATTGTTGCGCTCAAGCGGATTATTGAGCCGTTTGGCTTTTTAACGGAATTAAAAGAGTGGTTTCAAACCCAACCGCAAGGCGTGGCAGGCACATTTAGCCTCACCATTGAAGTGCCGGAAACCGGCTTGAACGAACAAACCTATAACGAGTTGGTGCGATTGATTAATGATGTGAAACCGGTGTCGCGGCATTTAACCAGACTTGCGATTGCGGTTTCACCTGTAGGCACACTGAATTTTTTTATTGGACAAAACGCAGGCGAAATTATCAGCGTTTATCCCTGTTAATCCGAACAAGGAATTTTTATGGCGAAACAGTATTATTCGGTCTTAACTAATTACGGCACGCAAGTGATTGCCGGTGCCATTGCACGCAAACAGCCTTTGCAAATCACGCAAATGGCAGTGGGTGATGGTAACGGGAGGGCAACCACACCAAATAGCCGTAATACAGGCTTGGTGCGTGAAGTGCATCGTGCCGATATTAGTGCTATCTCCGTTGATCCGCGTAACGACAAGCAAATTATTTTTGAGTTGACTATCCCTGAAAATGTGGGTGGCTTTTGGATTAGGGAGATGGGGATTTTTGATAACCAAAATCGCCTTGTGGCTTATGCCAACTGCCCTGATAGCTTTAAACCAGAATTGACCAGTGGCAGCGGCAAAGTGCAAGTGGTGAGAATGATCTTGTTGGTTAGCTCATCAGATGCGATTACCCTTAAAGTGGATGACAGCGTGATTTTCGTTACCCGTGGCCAACTCACCCCGAAAGCCATCACCGCAACCAGTCAAAATGCGGTGGACGAAACCGGTCACAGCCACGAAATCGACAAAGCCAGCACCAGCCAAGCGGGTATTGTTACGTTGGACAGCAGCATAGACAGCAAGGCAGAAAATAAAGCAGCTACGCCGAAAGCAGTTAAAACCGCCTATGACAAAGCCGTAGCTGCCAACGACAACGCTAACACTCGCGTCAGTAAAAGTGGCGGCACGGTTACTGGGGATATCTTTATAAGGCGGGGTGATTGGAGTGCTGTTAATTGTATTAATAGCGCGGGTAATTTATTAGTGCTTGAGGTTAATCCGGAAAGTGACAGCAAGTCATTTGGGTCACTTGTATATCGCAATGGGACAAATGGTGGAAATATATCAAAACTATCATTACCGAAGGCGTCAGGCACGCTCGCTATAAAAGAAGATGTCGGTAAGACTTACAGACCATTAAGCGATAACGCCTTTGATGCAAAATATGGCGCCCTAAAATTAATTTCTCAAACAGGCAATTATGCGCAGTTACATCTTGGTGGCACGGACTGCACAGTTATATTTGAGCAGCAGCCCGATAGCAAAGATTACAATTTAAGCATTTTTACGGAGAAAAACGGTGCGCGACCATACGGTTATTTTAACATTCCGAAAAAAGGCGGAATGGCTATTACAGACAAAGATTATCAATGTAAAACCGGTAAGAACTGATGGATTAAGTTGCCAAATGGCGTGATTTTACAATGGTTTGAAGGCAGTTCAGACCAATATAAAATAAAAAATAATCGCTTCCCAATCCCATTTCCGAATTCTTGTTTCCACGTCTTTGTGACCGATTTAGCTTACGTAAATACGGCTGATAGAATGAGTGTAAGGAGTTGGAATAATTCTGGCGTTGATGTATACGGAATAGATGGGTCGGGATCTGTTAGTCTGTTTGCGATCGGTAACTGATGGGGTGTGAGATGGATTATTATTTTGACAGTAAAACCTTAAATTTTTATCCGGCTGAATTAATTGATAATTATAGTGATATTGATGTCGTGAAAATGGTAAAAGTAACGGAGGATGATTTTAACAAAATTATCAACAGCAACGGTGCACGTGCTGCCGATAGTGACGGCAATCCGATTTTAATTCCGAACGCGCCGAGTGAGTTTCACTGCTGGAATGGTACAGCGTGGGCGCTTTCCAGTGAAGGTGAGGCGGAGTTGCTTGCCCAACAACGAAACCAAATCCGCACGCAAATCAACGCCAAACGCGATGCGTGTGTAAACGGCGGTGTGTATGTGCCGGAGATTGGCAAATGGGTCGATACAGACGAAAAAGGGCGTGCCACACTGGTCGAAATCAAAGCCGATTTTGACTTAAACGGCACACAAGAAGCCAACGGTGAGCCACGTATTTTTACACTGATTTGTGCGGACAACACAGCGCAGCCGTTGGATTTTGACAAGTTCAGGGCGGTGTGGAATGCAGCAGCGAAGCTGAAAGAGGGGATGTTTGAGAATGCCTATATGCACAAAATTTTACTGGAGCAGGCAGAAAAACCGCTTGAGTATGACTGGTCGATTGGTTGGGAGAAAACCTTTGAGGAGTATCAAAATGAACAAATTAAAGCAGCTAAAACAGAAGAGTAAACGATGGAGCTATCACGTTTTAATAGCGATTGACCAACTTTGCAACGCCCTAACAGGTGGCGGAGCGGATGAAACCTTTTCCAGCCGTTGCTACCGTCGTGCAGTGTTGGCAGACAAGCCGAAAAAGCGGTGGAGGTTTTGGTTTAAATTTGTCAATGCCTTGTTTCGTGATCCGAAACATTGTCAGACGGCGTATGAAAGCGAGTTAAAACGGCGACAGTATCCGGAGGATTTTGAGGTGATTTAATTTATTGTTTAAGGCGATCTTGTGGTCGCCTTTTTTGTTTTAGTGTCCTTAACTGTCGATGATTGGCGGTTGTGAAGTGTTTAATCACATTTGGCATTGATAGCGTTTGTGCATACCTCGTTACACAATAAGCGTTAAGTTTGGTTTTGCTTAAGGAGCAGAGAATGTCAGAAGAGTATTTGCACGGTGTCAGAGTCAATGAAATCACAGAGGGCGTGCGCAGTATTCAAACAGTGTCAACCGCGATTATCGGTTTGGTTGCGACAGCAAGTGACGCAGATGAAGAAACATTCCCTTTGAATAAGGCGGTGTTGTTGACCAATCCGCAGGCTTATATCGCTAAAGCCGGTAAAAAAGGCACTTTAGCACGCGCGTTGGACGGCATTGCCGATATCGTGAATTGTAAAGTGATTGTGGTGCGTGTCGCCGAGTCAGCACGTGATGAGAGCAGTGAATCGGAAGAGTACACGGCAGAGATGAACGCCAATATTATCGGTATCACCGATGAAAACGGCAATTACACCGGAATGAAGGCGTTGCTTACGGCATCGGTTAAATATGGGATTAAACCGCGTATTTTGTGCGTGCCGAAACACGACACCAAAGAAGTTGCGGTTGAATTGGCAGCGTTAGCGGCGAAGATGAACGCCTTTGCGTATCTCTCTTGTTACGGTTGCAAAACCAAAGAGGAAGTCATTACTTACCGCAAGAATTTTTCACAACGTGAAGTGATGTTGATTTTTGGTGATTTTATCTCTTTTAATCCGATCACGTTGCAAAACGAGGTGGATTATGCGGTGGTGCGTGCGGCGGCAGTGCGCGCCTCGTTAGATAAAGAACAAGGTTGGCATACCTCAATTTCTAACAAGGCGATCAACGGCGTTTCCGGCGTGACCAAAGAGATTTACTTTGATATTAACGACAGTTCAACAGACGTGAATTTCTTGAATGAAAAAGGGATCACTTGCTGTATCAATTATAACGGTTTTCGCTTCTGGGGCTTGCGCACCTGTTCGGATGAGCCGAAATTTAAATTTGAGGTTTACACTCGCACCGCACAAGTGTTGAAAGATACGATTGCACAATCTTTTGACTGGGCAATGGCTAAGGATATGTCAGTGACGCTTGTGAAAGATATCATTGAAGGGATCAATGCAAAATGGCGTGATTTAACCACTAAAGGAATGTTGATGGGTGGCACGGCTTGGATTACGGCAGATCTCAATTCAAAAGAGAATCTATCAGACGGTAAGTTGACGATTGATTATGACTATACACCGGTGCCGCCGTTGGAGCAGTTGGGCTTTAATCAACGCTTTACTGATAGTTATCTTGTCAACTTTGTTGATAGTGTGAATGGGTAAGGAGGGGTGAACAATGGCAATGCCAAGAAAATTAAAAATGATGAATTTGTTTGTTGACGGCAATAAATACGCCGGACAGGCAACAGAGATCACGCTGCCGAAGTTGGCAATGAAGACGGAAGAGTTTCGCGCCGGCGGAATGATTGGTGCGGTGGATGTCAATTTAGGGCTGGAAAAGCTGGAGTGCGAGGTCAAAATGGGCGGCTATATGACCGAGTTTATTCGCCAATTTGCCGGTGGTATTTCTGGCACGCCGTTGCGTTTTGCCGGCAGTTATCAGGATGATGAAACCGAAGAGGTGACCGCAATTGAAGTGGTGATGCGCGGACGTTTCACTGAAATTGACAGCGGCAACAGCAAGGTGGGCGATGACACCGAGCAGACCTTCAAAGCTGCGTTGACTTACTGCAAATTATTGGAGAATGGGCGTGAAATTTTTGAAGTGGATATGCTGAATGCGATTTTAAAAGTGGACGGCAAAGACAAATTGGCAGAGCATCGCAAGGCGATTGGGCTTTAAGGATGATTTTTGATATAGGTTAGCTTAATGGAGAAGACAGAATGAAAAAACAAAATGAAGTGGCGACGGTTGCGGCGGCAGAAAATGAGAACGTGAAAAAAGTGGCATTGACACAGGGGTTAAGACGAGGTGACACCACAATTGATGAAATTGAGGTGTTCCGACCAAATGTGATGTCGTTAAAAGGTCTGAAATTAATTGAGGTGTTGAGTGCGGATGTGAATGCGATTGGGGTGTTGTTGCCACGTATTACCTCGCCAAGTTTAAGCAAAGCGGAAGTGCAGGCATTGGATGTAACGGATTTTGTGGAATTAACAACGGCGGTGTTGTCTTTTTTCAACAACAAGGACGAAATGGAAACGATGTACGCTTAACCGTCACCGAAACGGTTGAAGATGCCATTGCGGATATTGCGTTGGTGTTCGGTTGGCAGCCGAGCGAGTTTCAGCAAATGACGCTGGAAGAATTGATGCAATGGCACGAAAAGGCGGTGAACCGTTATCAATATTTACAGCCAAGATGGGAATAGATGATGTTTCAGCAGTTTGCACTTGCGGCGTTGGGGGTGTTTGTTTTTATGCGGCATACCACGCCGTTTCAGTCATTAAGCCGTGAAGTGAGTTGGCGGCATCCGACTAATTACGTGATTGGGGCGATGCCGAAAACGCAATTTTTAGGCAAAGAGGGTGAGCGCATCACCTTGCAAGGGCGGTTAGCGCCTGAAATTACCGGCGGACGCATCAGTCTGAAGATGTTGGAAACTATGGCGGAGATGGGGGATGCTTACCCGTTGATTGACGGTGCCAGTTTTGCGTTGATGGGTTATTTTGTGGTGGAGAAAATCAGCGAGGAACGCAGTGAGTTGTTTGGTGACGGTGCGCCGAGATTAATTGATTTTAGCGTGACTTTGAAACGTGTGGATGATCCGTTGGCAGTGCGTCTTTCTGAAATGGTGATGAAATATTTATGATGTGGGGCAGCGGTGGGCAGCGGCAACCGATATTTAAATTGACGGTAACCACCAAGCAAAACAACAGCGAGAAAGAGATTACGCAGATTATCAGTGAACGCTTGATATCGGCAACGTTGGATGATAACCGCGGCTTTGAAGCGGATATGTTGTCTATTCAGTTAAGTGATCACGATGGTTTGTTGGCATTGCCACCGTGTGGGGCAGTGCTGCATTTTTGGTTGGGTTTTGCCGACAGTGGATTGGTGGATAAAGGGCGTTATTATGTTGAAGAGATTGAATTCAGCGGTGCGCCTGATACGGTGACATTGCGTGCCAGAGCAGCGGAATTGAGCGGCACGTTGTCCACTCGATATGAGCGTTCTTATCATCAGATTAAAATTAAGACGTTGGTTGAGCAGCTGGCTGCGGAAAACAAGTTAAAGCCGCTTTGTGATGCCGAGTTGGGCGAGCAGGTGATTGAGCATTTAGACCAGCAGAACGAAAGTGCAATTGATTTACTGACGCGCTTAGCGGCGGAATATGATGCGATTGCTACCGTGAAAAACGGTTATTTATTGTTCTTTTTTGCCGGCGCAATGCAAACGGTGAGCGGTAAGCCGTTGCCGTTATTGCAGTTGAGCAAAAGGCAGGGTGACAATTATCGTTTTGCGCAAAATGAGGGGGAGAATTATAAGGCGGTGCGCGCTTATTATTATGACCCTGACAGCGGTAAAAAAGGCGAAGTGGTGATTGATGAGAACAGTCAAATTGAGCGGCAACATCGTATCACTAAAACCGGTAAGCAGAGCAAAGCCAAGCATAATGTGTTGGTGCAGACTAAACCGGTGACCAGTGATGCCGAGCAGATTAAAACGATACGTTTCACTTATAAAAGCTATGCGAGAGCGTTGACCGGTGCGAAATCTGCTTATGATCGGTTAAAGCGTGGGGTGGCGAGTTTTTCAATGACGCTTGCTGAAGGAAATCCGGAGATTATTCCGGAAATGCCGTTGAAGTTGGTTGGCTTTAAGCCGATGATTGACAGCACGCAATGGATTGTTACCAAGGTGACGCACAGTTTGGATGACAACGGTTACACGGCACAGATTGAGTGTGAAGTGAAGCCAAGCACGCCGCAAAATGATGAGCATTAAAAGCGTTTGAGTCGTTGTTTGAAAAAGGCTTTTAATTGCGTTTCTGACCAATCCTGATCAATCATTGCCGAACAATCTGCGCCGCTTAACGCTAAACGATAGCCACTTGCACTAAATCTCTTTTGTATTTCTACCGTTTTAAAACGATGAAATAGCCAAGCATTTTTGTCAGCGGTGTAAATCTCACATAAATATTCCGCAATATAACGGGCGTATTCGGCAGAAAATGGATCGCGCCAGATGTGAAAGGTGAGTTTATAGGGGCGGTAGTCGATGTTGCGGTTCAGCTGTTCGGTGACGGAATAACGCGGATTAACCAAGCCTTTGATATCGGCAAATTCCATTGATAGCGAACGTGGCAGCGGTGCGGCGGCAGTGAATAATGAAGTTAGTGCAACTGTTGTGACAGTGATAGTGGCGATGCGTTTTTCTATGCTTTTTTTAATCATTGTTTTTCTCTTTTGGGTGGTGTACGTATATCAATCAGCGTACATTATGTAATTTGTTGAAATTAATTTGTTAATGATATCAAACATCAAGCGTAAAAGTTTATATTAATTCGCGGCATTGAGGTGTAGGTTTACTAGTGGCGTGGAGTTGGAATTGAAAATCGAGAACAATTAAAGAATGTGAGATTCAATATAATTTAAAAATTTAAGAACTATATTTTCATCAATATAGATTAATCCAGATCTATTTATTGTAATTTTACAATAATTCCCATCATATAATACCAACCAAGTCATCATAACTACATCATAATGCTTATCCTGAAGTAAAGGAACCTTATTTAAAAAAATATGATTTTTTGATTTAAATGTAATATCAGAAAATATATCATCAGTTAATTTTAAATTTCTAACTTTAAATGAAATAAGGTGATTAGATAGTTTTTCAGCCAAAAACCAACTTTCAATATTATCAAAAGTTATTTTTACTGGTTCAAATGCAAGATCAAGAAAGCATATATTAAATAACTCTTTTGATAACTCTTGCACACCATTACTAGGATTTCTCAAACGTAAATATAATTTATCCTTTATGCTACTTATTGTGAATTGTATGGTGTTAGATATGCTTAACGTAGTATCTTCTTGATATACATAAGATATATAATGAAAGCTTCCTACTATTGTTTTATCAGAGTGTTTAGTAAGAACAAATCCATTATCTATACCATTGTTGAAAGGCTTTAGTAAAATCTTTTCTTTAATAAAAGATAAACTTTTATTCGTTAATAGTTTATACCAACGATATTTAATCATAGATTATCCCTTGTTTACTCTTAAGATTTGCAAGTATTATTTTAGCAGACTGCTCTAATCTTTCAACAATATGAACTTGTT